ATCTAAATCAGGTATAGTAGGTGAGAAACTCCCCACTTGGGACCTTTATAATAAGGTCCTAAAGGGTTGTTATAATAAACTCTACACTCATAACAGATTCCTATATTATCATTCTGATAGTATCGCCCAGATTTCTAAAAAGGGTAATTACAATTTATTTCTTCCTAAAGTTTTAGGCGGTCTTGGATTTATAAGGCCTTCCCCGGATGTTCTGGTGAAGATTACCTCTTTCCAACGACAACTTGCAACTTATTTTCATAACAAGATTACACAAGCTTACTTAAATCCCATTGTGGGTCTTAAGCTTAGTCAAGCAACCTTGATCGATGAAAATAGTCCCATTGCCTACGATCCATATCTTGGTGAATCAGTTCTACAATTTATAAAGAAGGATGAAGTTATCCCTGAGGGGTTTAATCTTCCAAATCTTTTAGATAGTCCAGAACATTTAATGATACACCAACTTGAACACATGACACCTCAATTAGCATTCCGCTCGATCAATACTTCGATTCTTAGGGACTTTCGTTCCTCTGAAGCGAGTAAATATCGTGGTAAAGAATGCTGGTTTGGTTTTGAAGATTGTGTTTCAGGTAATTACCCGTATATTCTTGTCAAACGGGAATTAGATGATGTTGAAACTATGGAAGAAAATCTCTTATCTTTGACTGTTAAAGATGTTATGGATGGTATGTTAGAACAAGTTTTGTCTGGGTTCGAGTTAACCTCGCCCGACAGGCCACAGGTGGATGGGTTTGAGTTGATCTCACCCTTCCACCTTTAGGTTCTATAAATGCCGCCCAAAAACGTCAAAAACTCTCAACTTGCAATGTCGCAAATTAATGCTCAAAATGCTAAGAATCAAAAGAATGCTCCTAGTAAAAAGAAGGTGGCTAAGAAAGTCAACCAGACTAAAGGTAGTGGGGATTTACGAACAGCGTTTTATAACGCTTTAACGGATCCTTTTAGCCCTGACTCTTTAGGTTGTCAAGTTCCTGACCCATTTCCTTTCCCTACTTCTACATTCCATGTTCATCAGACTACAGTAGTTGGTCCTCCTGCTTCCTCTAGTTTAACTAGTGGGGCAGTTGCCTTCTTACCTAATCCAATTTTGTCCATGGTTGATCTACAACACGCAAGTTCTTTAACCTCCCTTAATGTATCAATTCAAACTACACCCATGACTGTTTACAATGCTACTGGAACTAACTCTGCTAACTGTATCTACGGAGCAGTTACGCCTAGTTCCCTTTCATCCGTTTTTGCGGATTTTAGAGTTGTCAGTTGGGGTATTAAAGTTTCTAATTTACAACCTGAATTGTCTGCCACTGGTAGACTAATGGTTGCAATGATACCTCTCGGAGACACTATACCATCTACTGCTGAACTGGCTGCGGCTACCGCATCTACAGTTTTCACTCCTATATTTGGTATCGCCAACACTTATTTGAATTCATCCGATATTCTTGAACTACCCACAGGTTTCGAGGTTGCCGTTGGAGATTTACTCCATGGTGACTTAGAAATTGCTGGTATGTACTCGAATGCTAACTTTTGGTCTTTTAAGACCACTGTTACTAACGGTGTTCCTGCAACAGGGTATACATCTGGCGATTCTGCCACTGTGTTAAACTCTGCTACAACTGTATCAAATGTTGGTTA